TTCAGGTGCCGCCTGATCGACTCTTTAGGTATGCCAAATGCGACTGCCCGCTTGACGATGCCCTGCGGATTGTCTTCCGGATCGATAAAGACGACATCGCGCCCCATTAGTAGCTCGGCGCCAATGATTGATAGCGTGATGTTGGTCTTGCCGACGCTAGGCTCGCCGTGAATCTCATTGATGCGTCCAGCATAGAGCAGACACTCGCCCGATATGCTAGGTGCCACTGTAGGCAATTCTGGCTCAAGTTCGCCGGACAGGATGTCGTCCAAGTTGACGAAAATGGAATCATCTGATGGCAGCATCTCAATGGCGCGCTCGATTTCGCCCGCCTCGATAATGTCTGCCAAATCCTCCTTTTCGCCAAATCCAGTGACATCGATGATCTCGGCGTGCTGGATGTGGCGCTTGATGAATTCGGATGCTTTGATGCCCGCCTCGTCATTGTCTGGCCAGATGGAAACGCGTCTGCCCTCAAAGCCCGACCAGTCGCATTTATTGACCGCTGACGATCCGCCAGGCCATGAGATGACTATCCAGTCAGGCAGATGCTTTTCTGCTGCCTCAACGCATTTCTCGCCCTCGACGATCAGGATGGGTTTGCCGGCTTCGCTGTCGATGCGCTCGCCCCGGTATAGTGGCCGCGGTTCCGCGAAAGCGCACCATTTCCACTCCGGATCCTGCTTGTTGTGGAACTGCACCCATGACAGCGGCCTGATGTCCTTGCCCTTTTCCTCGGTGGCATCCCATCGCATAATGACGCCAATAGCGGATCCGTCGCGCCCGCGATAGCGGTAAACGTGATCTGCCTTGCCATTGTCAAAGTGCGAGTCTGGGCAGTCTGTCGGCGGTATTGCCGCATGCTCCCATTGCTCGACTTTTGGCTTTTTGGCTGGCTCCTGCCTTGCAGCGCGAAATGGCACCACGTTTGATTGCAAATCCTCTGCCGCTTGCTCCAAAGATACGTTGTAGCGGTAAGCGTAGAGACTGAGCATGCCCTTGCCGCTCTGATCGTCCTCAAATGAATGCCAGTGCCCGTCGTATTGATTGACGGATAGGCTGCCCTGGTTGCCGATCTTATACCATTGCCCGGACAGCTTGACTGGCTTGTCTGCGAACCATTCGCCGAGCCGGGATTCGATGCTTGCAGCCAGCGATTTGTCGATCTCGTCGTAGTCAATGCGCTCCGATTTTGGATGCGCTTCGTCAGTAGTCTTGAATTTGTATTTTGCCATTGTTTGTTTTCGTGTTGGTTAATAAATGCCAGTTGTAAAAGCGCCTCGGTTGCTCGGTCTGCACTCTTGGATTTCGTAAGCCCTACTCCACCCTTTGCCTGATAACTCAGCCCAGTCGCAGCCGTCAAAGTCGTCGATATTAGGCTCAGAGTTTTCCTCCAAATCATCCAAATTAAGAACGTAGTATCGCCGGATTTGAGACTGACAACATCCTATCGGGAATGACCGTTGTATGAATTTGCCCGCAATCATTTATCAAAGCGCAGCTCATTTTTGCCAAAGTTTCGCTTGCGATTGGCCAGCGCGGCCTCGCGCATTTCCTCAAACGTGTAGTCACGCTTTTGGATGTTTGGATTGTATTCTGGATCGAATTTGAGCCGCATTCGTTCGATCAGTTTTTCACACTCACTCAGCGCGTTGATTTTGTGATTCTCCGCTTGGTGCGTCTCGATGGATTCGTTTTTCATTAGATGCGTTTTCTCATGCCGTAGGTTGCTAGTAGAGCGGCATCGACGACGCCGTCATGTGGATTCTTTAACAGATTGCCTGCTTCGCTGGTGACGCGAAAATGCTCATCCGGCCAGAGCTTGCGAGCTTCAGCCAGTGCCGCTGCCTTAGTGTCAAACTTCTGGCCTTTTGGCATTTGCGGTTTTGACCAGAATTCTCGCTGCCATTTCTGACTCAGCACGATGTGATGTTTCAGCTTATAGGCCACCAGCAGCGTTTCGATCGCGGCGAAGCAGTAAGTCATCGAGCGAAGCCCGGCGGCGCTTGGTGCGTGCCCGCCGGGATCCTCGACAATGACCGTGTAGTCGCGCCCGTTCTCGATTGCTAGCTTTTTGTAAGCGAAGTATTCTGCCAGCTTTTGCAGATCCAGCTTGCTGCCCTTGCCCTTGCCTACAATCGGCATCAAATGGAAGTCCAGCAGGTTGCCAGCGTTGTCAATTTCGCAGATTGCGCCGGATTTGCCGCAGTCGATGCCGATGTAGTGCTTTATGCTCATGATTCTAGTTCTCCTTGTGTTTCTGCTGTCACCCTTGCTTTTGCAATTTCAAAATAGTCTTCGTCTAGTTCTATGCCGACAAAGCTGAATCCCTCGCGGACAGCCGCCTTGCCCGTCGAGCCGCTGCCCATGTAGGGATCTAGGACAACTCCATTTGGCGGCGTGATGAGGCGGCATAGATAGGCCATGAGTGCATTAGGTTTTACTGTGGCGTGATTGTTGCCCTTCTCCAGTTTTTCACATCCCTCGTTGCGATCCTTCTTGGAAGCTTTAGGGCAGTAGAAGAAGCGAGCTGCGGAGCCTCCGTTGTCTCCATACCTCATTCCATTTCCTTGATGATTGCCAACTCCAAGCAAACCACCACTTCCGCCCTGATCTGCCTCGCCACCAGCTCTAGCTTTCCCCGCACTCTTAGTCTCAGGAAACAGATCCAGCACCTCCTGCGAGCCGTCGTGGATTAGGTTGGCTGGAAATCTGCCTTGAGGGTTTTGCTGAAATTCCTTTTTGTTCCTTTGATCTTTGCCGCTATACATCGCCCCAGATTGCTGATTTGAAGACTGTCCTTGCGTGCAAGTTATCTTTTCATCCGTCCCCACCCGACACCCATCAATGTTAATCCCACCAGTCCCCCACTTCAGCACGTTCTTGGCTACTGTGGACTCACTGAGAGGCTTGCGGCATAGAGTAAAGAACTCACACGCTGGTTTTAGTGCTGTTCCCCAGCCGTCCCATTGCTTCGCGGCTTCGGTGGCTGGGGCTGTGACTCTGGCTCCATTGTAATTTGCGCAGAAAGCGAAACTCTTCCCCTTTCCGCCTATTGTCGGATGCGCTCCCAAATCCTCACGCTCTGCCCCTGCCGCCTTGTCAATCGCCTTGCTGATATTCAGAGACTTAGGAAACCCACTGCCGTAAATCCATGACACAACATCCCGAATCTCAAAGCCAGCATCCTCGATATTACACACCATCCTGTGCTGTGTCCTAGTCCCGCAAGCAATCAGCGCATGGCCTCCAGGCTTCAGCACCCGCATAGCCTCCTTCCAGACTTCTACGCTCGGAACGTCATAGTCCCACTTCTTTGACATAAAGCTTATGCCGTATGGCGGATCGCTTACAATGGCGTCCACGCTGTTATCTTCTAGTGTTTTCATCTGCTCTAGGCAGTCTCCGTGTAATAGGTTTATGCTCATATTGTGTATTGGTTAAGGTTCAAGTAGGTTGTGGTCGATGCAGTTCTCCCATAACGCGTCGAGCAGCTCATCCGCATCCTTGAATCGGTGCCCGTGCTTGCGCCATGTCCGGATCTGCTGAGTTAGATCCCACAGATTTGAGTGTAGATCGCCAGCCTTGCGGCAGAGTTCAAATTCAAACCGCTCATCCGGTAAGTCAAATTCTAGTTTTGCTTTCATAATAAAAAATGGTATCCAACCATGCGGAGCAGGCAACGGCTACGCCGCGCCTGTCCTATTTGTTCTCTGGCAGGCAGAAGTATCGGAACTCCGAATTGTTTTGCTCCCAAGCGTGTAAGCCGATTTGAATTGGGCTGTCTGTGGTTCTCGCCGTTCCGATGTATCCCGCATCAGCCTGACTGTCCGCCGTCCTGGGGTTCCATTCGCAAGCGAGCCACTCCCCGTCATTAAAGATTTCGATGGCGCACTTGTCGTTCGGTAGGGCATCAACCTTGCGGTCGAAGACAGGGAGCGAGGTGTGGCTAGGATGTAAAACATTCAAATTCTTCATGATTGTCGCCTTAGTTCATTCCGGACATGATCTTGTCATGGCGCTCACGATCGAACCATTCGTCATCCATTGCTTTGTCGATGTCGGCGCGCGTTCTAATGCTGCTTAAAAATGCTGTGTCTTTTAGCAGCCAGTCCAGCCGCTTCCGATCCTTTACAAGCTCGGCGTGCAGCTTCTTCAGCCCGGCCATTGCCAGATCGTATTCGCTGACTTTCAGATCACGGAAATCGCGGCTTTCCGATACGGTATCAAATACGCTCGACCAGAATGCATAGCCTTGGTCAGATGCCGCCCAGTCAAAAGCTTTTTGCAAAGCTGCAGCCGGCGTCTGGCAGATGCTCATGTGGAGCAAGTCCTCGTCGGTGTTGCGGATTGCCATTGCTGCGATGTCCGCTGGCATCGAATCATAAAAGTGTTCTTCAATGGTTTTCATAAATCGAAGCCCAACTTTCCGTCAGCGAGATCGTGCGCGCCCATGCGATAAAGCTCGGCCTTTACTTTCGCCCAGTAAACGTCAGTCGCAACTTTGCGGTAGCCGTTCGGCCCCCCGTTATGAATGCGAGCGATGTCCTCCGCCGTCGGCGTGTGGCCGATGCGCTTTTCGGTAGCGTAGCGACTCATATATGCCGTGAACATTGCAATGCTCTTTTTGCGGTCGAATGCGTCCGCATGAGTGTAGCTGGTCCCGGCGAACTGATTGGCGTCTTCGACATAGGCGCTCCAAATTTGCAGGCAGCCGTAGGCCTTCCCGTTGTCGCCGATTGCGTGATTGTCGCCGCCTGATTCGACTGCGATGATGGCTAGTATTAGTGTGAAGAATGAATTCATTTTTTTGCCCTCTTGTTTTTTCGGTTAATTTGCAGTTTGCGATGCGCAAAACGGTTGCGCACGATGTCGTAGGTGAGATCATATTTGCAAGCCACTTCGCTGATGCTGGCGCCGTCCATGTGGAGCCTGTGCATCTCTAAAGTCTCGGCCTCGATGTCAGTTCGGCGAATCGGCAGATCGCGATTGATGAATCGCTGCCTGATTGCTCCATCGCTCAGGCTATACTTGCGAGCGATTCCGAGAAGGCTTTCGCCGGCCATATACATTTCGTGCATGTCTTGAGTCTCTACATCGATTTGAGACCGGCGGTCGCTGTTCGTGAGTATCTCTGGCGCGTTGGCCATATCGCTGTAGCGCTGTGCCATGCTGCGGATAAAGTCCATGCAGCTCGTCGCATGATTTGTTTGAATGTTAATCATTCGCTGACTCCTTTCCAGATTGCGAATATTGCGAATGTAGTCGGCAGTAAGAAAGCCGCCAGGATGAGCGTTTGAATTGTTTCGATCATAGTCGTGATTTGTTTGAGTGATTCGTTTTATAGCATCGTTGCTATGCCCAAGGAAAATGTAGATCCGACCACCCCTGTCAAATTTATTTTTCTAAATTTAGAAAATATATTTGAGTTCCTTATAGATCCCGCGTCTGGCCTGCGATTGCCGCGCCAGCATCGGATGGAACGAGTCGATGAAATCAATCACGATGCCGCAGTCCTTGCCGTCAAATCGACGTAGCACGCGACCGGTGGATTGGATTGTCTTGCGTGCCGACTTCCCGGCGCTTGCTAGGATAATGCAGTCCGCGATTGGCGCATCAAAGCCCTCGTCGAGCATACTGGTGGCAATCAGCGCTCGGATGTCGCCAGCCTTAAATCCCTCGATTGCCTCGCGCCGACGCTTTTTGCCCATCCCGGAATAGCAAAGCACGGCACCTGGTATCGCTGGCAGCAGTCGTTCGCCATGCTCGATCTTGCCGACCAGGATGATCACGTGGCGCCCGTCGCATATTTTGCGGTTGGCATTGGATACGATCAGCCAGTCGCGCGCCTCGTTTTCCCAAAGTCCTATTTTTTGACAAGCAAGCCATTTGCACTGATTGACTTGTTTTCGCTCGCTGGCCTCGTGATTAAATAGAAAAGGCATCTTGCGCTTGCGCTTCTCGATCAGATTCGCCGCCAGCTCCTCTATTTGCTCGCGTATGGTCTCGCAATCGGCGTCGAGATAAAGCACCCGCGCAGGTGCCAAATGCCCGTCCTCGACCAGCGTATCGCGTTTGACTTCGTGAAAGCTGCTTCCGAATAGATCGCGCAGTATCGCGTCGCGCTCTGGATCTGCCCACGGTGTCGCGGATACGCCCCATCTGGCCTTTGGCGCCTGATTGATTGCCGCCGACCACGATGCACTAGCTGACCGGTGGCACTCATCCACGATCAGCAGATCCGCGTCCCAGGTATCGAGGCTCGCAGCGTGACAGCTGATTTCAACGGCAGCCCTTTTGGCGATGATTGGGAAGTGCCCGAATGCGTCCTGCCATTGGCCTTTTTGCTCGATAGTGTTGCATAGCACTTTGACCGTCGCCACGCCCTCGCGCCGAGATAGGCAATCTGCCAGTGCCGCGCCTGCCATGTATGTTTTCCCGGATCCAGCCGGTGCCTGCAAAATACCCCGCCTGATGTTGGCGAGGTATTGAATTGCTGGGATTTGATAGTCGCGAGGTGTCATTCGCCGCCGCAGCGCCCCCATATATCACGGCACAATGGCACCGCGCGATTGATTGCCCACTGCTCGAATGTCTCACCCTCGGCAGATTCCTCGCCGTATGCCCGCCATGATTCGTAGCTGGCCATGATGCCCGCCGCCATTGTGGCGACGAGCATGGCTTTTTCAGATTGCGTCGGTGCAGTCATTACCAGACGTTGGCTTGTGGTGCTGGTGCTGGCGTTGGAGCCGGCGCAGGCGCTGGTGCTGGTGCCGAGCCTTCAATCTTATCTAGGAACAGCGACGCGTGCGGATAGCCGTCAGTGACGAACTTATCGATCCGCGGCCATTGCTTGGTCGGATCGTTTGAATCCTGCTCCATGATCACGTCAGCCACGAATGTCTTGCCGATGAATGCGGCCTCGGTGATCTCGATGCCTTGCGATTGCCAGATCGGAGGATGCTTGCAGGCTTTCATGAACATGATCATGCGCCACTCTGCTTTCTCGGTGTAGTGCAACGAATCTTTCATGCGGTCGCCGGTTTCAGCGTCGCTGACGTGGATATCAGAGACGTCGTGACCGTTGACGAACTTGTCCTCGATCTTGTCGATCTTGAACGTGTAACGCCCCGCTTGTTTGATGTAGCTGCCGCCACTGCCCTCGTCTGTAGTTTTGAATGTGTATTTAGCCATAGTAT